ACACAAAGACCCCTGAAAGAGTTAAAAAATGGATAACTACGCCAAGATTGCTATTGACTTTGCTGGAGATGCAATTGATGCATCTGAGCTGATAGCTCTAGCTGAGGAGTTCAGCTTCAATGGATTTGATCCAAATGCAATTATGAAGCTGATTATTGAGAGAGGAGGCAACAACTGGAAGGAAGATGCCAAAATGATGATTGTCATTGGTATCACTCGTGGCAACAAAATTAAAAAAATGATGGACCGTATGGGAGAAGAGGGAAAGACAAAGCTCAAGTACCTTGTTGATAAATACAAGCTCAAAGAAGCCAGCCCAGGAGCGCGAGATCTGACACTCTCAAGAGTGGCTGCAGTTCTAGCCCCCTGGACAGTTCAGGCACTCAGAGTTCTTGAAAACAAGCTCCCAGTCACTGGTGCCACCATGGATTCACTGTCTCACAACTATCCACGCGCCCTGATGCACTCTGCTGCAGGAGGAATCCTAGACCCAGGTCTAGGTGATGCTTGCTTTGGAGCTCTCCTCCAGGCACACAGCCTCTATCTTGACACCTTCTCAAGATTAATAAATCCTCCTCTGAGATCAAAGAGCAAGCAAGAGGTGGCTCAGTCTTTCTCTTCTGCTCTCCAAGCTGCATACTCTAGCAACTTTTTCTCTCCAGCACAGAAGAGGCAGATTTTGCAAACAATGGGCTTGATTGACATGAATCTTCAGCCTACTAAGGCAGTTCTTGATGCTGCAGGTATCTACAACTCCATGTGAGAGCAATGTCAACATCATTGCTGCCCTTGGGGTGGGGTGAGGGTTAGGGTTAAGGGAGGGTTTGGGTTTGGGGTTTTAGGATTAAGATAAGTTTGATTTTAAGTTTACTAATCATTTAGGATAAGTTTCATAATCATATTGTAAGTATTAAATTAGGGCGGGAGGAGGGGTGGGGCAGTGGCAATCTTACACATCAACATCATCCTCACAAGAGGACCCAGAGTCCCAAAGAGAGTCATCACTTTCAGGGGTAATAGCTGGTATCAAAGCAGGGAAGTCTCTAGAGAGTGCTTCTCGAGCAGAACCAAGGAATATATCCAGATCATCCCTGAGGCCATTGGACTGTCTCTCAGCTTCTGTCTCTGGATAGCTTCTCAGAGCCCTTATAAACTGCAAAATGGACACACATTTCAGTAGATCAAATCCAGGAATCAGATTTAGAGGAAAATCAAGAATGGAAGACATGCCTCTTATGTCTTTAGCTAGAGTTATAATTGCAGTTTCCAAGTCAGATGACTGAGTAGACTGGAACAGCAATCTAGCTCTCAGTTTTCTATTGGATTGGTAAGACATAGCGTCTGAGCCCCATTGCTGTCTGAAGAATCTCAGTGAGCATCTGCCTGTTGGCCAAGACAGTGCTGCTCTTAAAGGGTCTCTTCCAACAGAGAAGAGCTGGGTGGTTGGAATCATTGGAATCTGCTTCAAGAAAGAATCAAACAAAGGAGTCTCCATTGCAGTTAGCCTTGATTCAAACATGCCTTTGCCCCATCTCCAGGGCATCAATCCTGAGTCCAAAAAGTCATAAAGTGATTCAGAGGTCATAGTGCACAGACCCATGCCTGATATCTCAAACTCAAGGTCCTCATATACACAGACAGGATTGTTCACATATGAGTTAACAGGCTCAAATGAAACAACAACCTCTCCAGGTATTGGTCCATTGTAGTTTGGGGTCACTAAATCATGAATGTAATTATATGGAGAAGCCATATTTAAAACTTTCTGATTTAGTATTTCCTCAGGGGGTCTTTGTGT